TTTGCAGCCATTGGTGTTGAGGAAATAACGAAAAACCCCAGAGAGACGATTGATGACCTTCGGTTTCGTCTTCGCTACCCAGGAATAGAGGATGTTAAGTTTTTTGCTGCAACTAACCCGGGAGGAGTGGGACATGGTGCGGTAAAGAGGTTGTGGGTTAAGCCTGATCCCAAAGACGCAGATGTTGAGCAAAACCGGTTCTTCTATGTTCCTGCAAAATATAGCGACAACAAATACATTGACCAAACATATGTAAAGCAACTTGAGTCTCTCCCTTTGGACAAACGCCGTGCATATATGGATGGTGACTGGGACATATTCGCGGGACAATTCTTTTCAACGTGGAGAGATAGTAAGCATGTTATTAATCCCTTCATCCCAAATAAAAACTATGTAATCGTTGGTGGTATGGACTGGGGAAGAACTAAGCCGTTTTCCTTTCATCTTGCCGAGGTTTCACGGGTGCACCTTGAGAACGGAGNNGGTGTATGGAACTGAGAAAACACCCGCCGAATGGTCGCGTGAAATTAAAAACAAAATGAAGGGGTACAACATTACCTTAAAAGACATAGCCTGGGTGCAGGCTGATACGAAAATGTTTGACCCAGGAGATGATGGAACGATATCAATCCGCGACCAGTTCATACGAGAAGATGATCAATGGCACATTTTAAAGAAAGCAAACAAGGATCGTATTGGTGGATGGGAGAACATGCAGAGCTGGTTAACAGACGCTCCTGATGGTATCCCCTACTGGCAGGTTTCATCCCTTTGCACAAACCTTATTAGAACACTCCCTGAGCTCGTGCATGATGAGCACAAAGTTGAGGATGTAGATACTGATGGAGAAGATCACGCAGGCGATGATCAGCGGTATATGCTTAAAAAACTTAAATGGATTGACGCCGGAAAGCTTGGCGCAATCAGCCACACGCAACCACAGACGCCACGCCAACGCCTCGCTCCTCAGTTTATTGATGGAAAACAAGTAGGGATGAACTTGGATTTATGGTCTGATCCTCAGAAGAACGACCGTGGTATAGGGGGTATCGTTCGTTCGTGACACTGTTTGATATACTGGTTTTGTATGAAGGTTATTATTAATAATGTTGAAACAAACATTAGAGTTACCTCAGTAATACTTGAGCCGAACGAAGACGCGACTATCCTCAAAATGTTCTATTGCCCCGACTGTCGAACTCCAATTATTCAATATTCAGGAGAGGTGGCCATGATTGTACCTGGCGCCATCCCTTGTACGCTTCCTGTTATTTGCCTCTGTGGACGGTGTGGGAAGCGATACTTATTCAATAGTCAACTGTGACTTGCAAATGTATAATAAGGAAGTAGGTTACATAAACCCCCGACAAAGGGGATTTTTTTGTGCTAAAAACATATGGACAACGATTACAATCCACTTTACATAGACCCAACGCAAGAAGTAAATAACCCCCTCTATCCAGAGGAGGGTTTGCTTTCTGACTCTCCAGTCCTTGATCTCTCCATTGAAGATGAAGATTTAGTTAAAAATTTAACAACCCGTATTGACAGATCGCGAAGATGGTTTGAGCAACACTACAATTTAACTGCCAGGCGGAAGAAAAACGAGATGTATCTCTTTGGACGTCAGGTTGACCAAAAAGAGGCAGATGGAAAGCTGAAAGACTACGAGACTCGTTCAAGTGACAACGCTCTCTATGAGATAGAAGCGTCCCTGAAGCCGTTGGCTATGAGCAAACTACCGGACATTATTATAACAGCGGGTGGAAGTGACGAAGAGCGCAAGAAAGCAGCCCTTGATCTCACCAAAGCCATCGACAATCAAAACAAGCAGCGTGAACAACGTGAGGTACTGGGGCTCGGTTTTAAGCACCTCCCTGTCTATTTTACGGCTGTTATGAAAGCTGTGTGGGACCCAAACGAAGGGAAAAACGGTCAAGAGAAGTTTGTCATCATTAACCCCGAATATATTATTGTCGACCATACCGCAAATTGTCGTGATGTGGACAAGATGAGCTTTATTGCCGAAATCGTACCAATGACGGTTCAAGAAATGATAATGAAGTTTCCAAAGAAGAAACAGCAGATTATTGCCAAGATGCGCGAGAGTGGGGTACTTTTAAGTCTTGACGGGGACTTGCGGGACGATGAATTGGCAAGTGAAGTGAAGATATGGGAAACACACTTTGACTGGTACAAGAAAAAGAAGAAGGAAGACATAGGTGTCCCTCAAGAAGGATTCCCCGACGAAACTCCAGAGTGGGAAACGGTAGCTGCTGTTATGTGGAAGTATGAAGACTTGTTGCTTGGAAAAATGCTCGACCCTAACTTTGATCACGAAGGGCACGACGTTATGTATGTATACGACGTACCAGGAGACGAGAGCACAAAACATGAGGTAAAACCTGAAGAGGTATTCATGAGCGAGCTCATGGGCGTGCCTATGCCTAACATTTCTGTTGAGAGGGTGTATAACAACTACTTTTTTAGGCCTCACAAGCCTTACTATTTCTTTGGATACGACCAATGGGGAAAGATACCGTATGACGAAACGTCCCGTATTGAACAAAACATACGAAATCAGGAAAACCTAGACGATCAAAATAAAACCATATTAGATCAGTTAAAAACCCGCGTGAAGCACATCTGGAGCAAGGAAAGTGGATTGAAAAGCGCTGACATTCAAAGACTTGATATGGACAACCCGAAGCTCGATGTGTTGGTGGAGGGTCAAGTAAATAACGTTCACAAGGAAGTACAGCCAGAACGTCCAGATGCTGCACAATTTAATGCGTTAGGTGACACTCGCAGCCGCATGTATGCAATATCAGGTTCTAGTGCCGTGAGAGGGCAAATACAAAGTGACACCGCTACAACGAATCAGATCGCACGAGAAGCAGATTTCACGAGAAGTGACGATCTTGTTGAGGATACAATCAACGCTGCGTGTGAATGGATGAGTGAGTGGCGCGTACATTTTATTAAACTAAGATACAGCGAAGACCATTTTGTAGACATTGTGGGGAGCCAGGGAAGTGAAACAAGTATTAAGCTCCGCCGTGATTTGGTACAAGAGGGAATGAAGGTTATGGTCAAGGCATCCTCTACAGACAAGCTGAAAGCTCAAAGAAACGCTATGGAAACCGCAGGACTTGGTGCACCGTTTACTAACCCGCTCGACTTCTTCCAGGATATGGACATGAACGACGCTGAGGGAAGAACTCAAAGAGGATTGCTTTTTAGCCTAGACCCTCAAGGGTATTATGTTAAGTACGGTATGAGTATTAACGGTGGGCAGGAAATGGCTCAGGCGTTAACACAACAAGATGCTGCAGCTAACGCACAGATGGGTGGACGAGTGCAACCAGAAGCAACAACCGTACCCCCAACAGGACCAACGCCAGAGGATACTACTCAGGTTGCCACTACCCCTCCCATGATCCCTCAAGGAAGCCCGCGCACGCTATAGCATTTGGTATAATAAGCCATGTCAAACAAACGGTTAGCAAAACTTAATTATGACTTGTCGGTGGATGAAAGAGAGTTGGCCACTCCACTCAAGTTAAAAGAAAAGGACCTGAAGAGATTCGAGGTTACAATCGCAGGATTTACCTTTTTAGATTTAGGGTATTGTTTAGCATGTCCTACCTGTGGCGTTGTGTCAGGTGTGAACTCACGAAAAGACCTAGACGAAAATGTTGACTTCTTCTTGATGTTTGGGTGTGAGCACTACAAAAACGAATCCAAATGAATGAAGATACAACAGTCCAAACCCCTGCTGAACCGACAGACGCAGGGTATACCTATGCCGACATTAATGAAAAAGATGTCCGTGAAATTGCAAGCGAGCCTGAAAAAGTTGAGCCAAAAGAAGTAGAAACTCCAGAGGAAAAGCCAGAAGCTGTGGAAACTCCCCCAGCTCCCCTCGTTGACATAGAGGAAGTGACAAAGCGTGCGGCACAAGAGGCTGCTGAGAAAGTTGTTGAGGAACAAGAACGGGTGCGCAAAGACGCTGAAGAAAGAGCTCAGGAAAAAAAGTCTGCCGCACAGGAATATTTGGAAGAGTCTCAAAAAAACGGCAAGGAGCCAACATGGGAAGAGGCCATGGCGTTTTTAGAAGAACGGGCATCAAAGCGTGCCATTGAAGCGTTAAAACAAGAGCAAGAAGCAAAGGAGCGCGCAATACAAGAGCAAACCGCAGAACAAGAAAGAATCCGTGCAGAGGAAGACAAGAAGCTCTCAGCGTACATTGATGACGAAATGGAAGAGCTCTATAAAGCAAACAAGCTTACCCGCATTAAAGACCCAACTAACCCTTCAGATCAGGGAGTCATTGAACGGCAGGAACTTTTTAAGCGGTGGCAAGAGGTGAACGCCGAACGACGAGCAGCAGGCCAGAGCGAGATTATATCAGCGGTACGCATTCATGACTTCTACTACAAAAAGCCAAGTAATCAACCGGCCGGATCAGACGCTCCTATTAGCCAAGGCTCTAACGCCTCGCAGCGGCCAACGGAAACACCAGAGTACAGCTACGCAGACTTAAAGAAACCATGGTCATTCTTCGGAGTGAAGCGTGGGTGAGCGTCGTATTTTCCCTATTTGACAACGCATCAAAAGAGAATTAATATATCGTCAGTAGGTTAATTAAACCCGTTCAGCGAACGGGTATTTTTTGTTGCCTAAAACTTAAATATAAAAACATATGGCTTATGATGGCGCCCAATTCGGGTCAAACGTAGATGACTTTAACGAACGTAAATTACACGCTAAGGTTGTCGATCAAATTCAAAACGCTCCAACTTTTTACTCTCGCGTTCAGTCAAAGGGTCAACCAATGGAAGGAAAAACCATGGATTGGACAGTTGACGTCGTAGCCGATACTCAAGGTGAATTCTTTGTAGGACTTGAAACATTAAACTCCTCATACACACAAACAACTATTCCATTAAGTTATGCACACACCGCATTCACCCAACCAACTGTTGGAAAGATGCTTGATGACTTTGCAAACGTTGGATCAACCGCAACTATTAACTTAGACGTATTTAAATATGAAAAAGCAGCAGCTGAAGCAATGCAAAGACTTGGAAGTGCTATTTATGCCGATGGAACTGCAAATCGACCAGATGGATTAGCAATTATCGTAGCTGATTCAGGAACTATTGGAGGTCAGTCACGATCAACATACCCACAGTTAAACTCAACTGTAACCGCTTCAGGTGGAACGTTAACCTTAGCAAAACTCGCAACATTGGACGACAACACTCGTGCAGCATCCCTCATGGCATCAACTACAAACATTGGTGTTACTACGAAAACAGTATGGTCACTCTACGAGTCACTCTTGCAGCCTAATATTAGAACTGATTACGCAGGAATGGGATATCCAAAAATGGGTATTCGCGCAAATACTGTAACTCGTGGAGATAAATCTCAAAATGGCGCAGGGTTCATTGCTATCGAACACCGCGGAAAGCCTATTATTGCTGACGATTTTGCCACAAGCGGAGTACTCTTTTACTTAAATGAAGACTCGTTCGGATGGGTTGCTCGAACAGTTGTACCTGATAAGTACAAAGGAATGGTTGAAAAGGTAAATCTTGGAACAATGAGCTCATACGAAGGTGTTGGTGATCAAATCCTTGACATGCCAAGCGAATTTAACGGTTGGTTCTATCAAAAAGATATGATCCTTCCTAACCAAGCAGG